CCTTCACGAAACATCTTGCCGCGACCGGGACCTAAAATATCGTCTTGAACTTTCCCAGGTTGACCTTTTAACCATGCGTTGTAGTTCGTCTTTGCTGATACTTGTCCGTTCATGCTTGCGCGCGTACCTGCAGGCGCCTCATCGATATCAAAACCAAGTTCTCTAAACGACTTTGTTATTGGCGCTGTTGTAGTTCTGCAACCATAATGAAACGGAGGCCTCGGGCCCTTGCCGACCGGGAACACTTTCCCGTCGAGGTCTTGACAAATCGGAGTAGTATTTGCATCAAGAGTCGCAATAATTTGTATTTTTGAAATCAGGTCTTCGTTTTTTAGATACGTTAATTCGCGCGCATGCGTAGCAGTATGATTCACAGCAGTTCGAACCATCGTTCTTGCTCCTCGCCTGCTTATTTGCATTAGCCCGTCTTGGTATTTGTTTGCTCTTGTGCCCTTAATCCTCCGCGTCATCTGACCAATAGTTTCGCCCTCTACCATGCCTTCCCTGATGGCGTTTCTAATTGATCGTCGTCTGCTTTCGGATAAGTCCTCAATCCATTCTTTAAGTAATTTTCCCTGGAACGGCCGTGCTGTCACGATTTTTGAAAGCAAATCAGTAGAAGGCATTGTCATATCGAATTTTACCGGCATAGCTCCGCTGATTACCTGCTCAACGTACTTTGGCTCATAGTGTGATAGGTCGGTTAGCTCTGTTTTTAGCAGGTCGTATTCGTTAACCTTTGCGGCTTTAAGGACTTCTCTTACGTCCCGGAGTACGTAGTTAAGACGCTCATTTTCCAGGCGTGATAGCTGTTGAATTATATCGTCCTCTGTTCTGTTTAAAAGCACAACGAGCTTATTCGTAATGCCGGAGGACAGCCTGAGCAATCCTATCTGATGACCGGTCATCTTCTCTTGGATTATTTTATTTACTGTTTTCAAATTATCTTTACCCAAACGACCTTTGTGCGTCTTTAGCGTTATCGAAAAAACGGCAACCCCAATAAGTAAGCCTTTCCATATCTATATAGTTTTTATTATCCTCTTCACTGAGGGTTTCCGAAAAAGCTTTTACCGCATCTTTAAAAGTCTCCCCTGGAAAACTGCCATGGCACATGGCCTCACATCGTTGCCCTGTCGCTTGAAAGCCTTCTGACCAAACTTGATGATATTCCATTATTTCACCTGGAGCCTGTGACATAATGCCTGCCCTCCATCCAGCCAGCCAATCCTCGGAAACTCTTAAATTGCAACCGTTACAGTAAAACATCCCGTCTTTATCTCTTTCCAACGTCCACATATTACATTTTGGACAGTCCATAATATTTACATCTCCCTTTTTTTAATATACCTCGGCCACCCGTAAGCCTTGCCATAAAGAGCTCTTGGCATTATATCCTTCATGATCATTTGTTTTTGATTGTGCTCGTACTGCATAATATGAAAAGGAATATCATCCCGTAGGTAAATCTTTACGTTGCCGTAAATGGTAGTATCTTCAATACAATCATCGATAATTCTACCCGTTGTTACCAATACCTCCCCCCTCTCATCATCTGCAGTATAGCAAAAAGATGAGATGGGAACTCCATCTATAGTTATTGCATTATATGGCGGCATTTCGGTAAAACCTGGGTCGTGTCTTTGTGTTGAAACTCTCATATTAACTCCTTATTCCCACCGGTTCATCCCTACCAATCAGCCCTAAAGCAGGCCCCTGTTCGTCAATCATCTTCTTTTCTTCTTCCCACTTGCGATCCGGGTTAGCACGTCCACCGTCCTGGAATAGCTCATAACCTGATTGCTCACTGAGCAACCCAACAGTTACTGATTTGATGATAGCTGTCATCTCCTGCGCTCCGATAGTAGAATCAATAAAATCAGTTGAAATAGTAAGATTAACATCGTCCGGGTTAGCGCCAACGATTACCGCGCACATCTTTAACGCTTTTTCCAGGCCTTCCACGTCGGTTAGTGCGATAGTTGTTATAGTAGCAGTCTGTGCAGCGTACTTAATTTTCCGTGCTTCTCCGGATTCTTGCTGTTCGTCTGAGCTTGCAAATAACTTTGCTCCGGCCTGCACTGCTGCCTGCATCGTGTCTTGTATCGCTTGCCGCATGTCGGATATGCACTTCCCGGAGTATTCAAGTATCTTTGCGTCTTGACCTTCTTCCGGCAAAAACCAAATGATATTACCGCCAACTGCTTTAGGCGCGTTAGGATCTTTGCTTTCCATCTTAAGGACGACATAAGTAGGGTTAGCGGAAGATGTAAGTGCCTGCTGATAATTAGCGTCTTGACGATAAGCAGTTGCCGCAATTCTCGCAAGCGGAAGTAATGGAACTTCGTCCGGTTCGGGCGTTAGATCGTTCGAGTCGATAAAAACAAAAGGAAGGAAATCAATAGTTTTTCCGCCAAGTTTGTTGTATTCGGTAACCCCTCCTTTTCCGTTTTCGTCCGGTTCTTCCTCTACCCATGTCCCGCTTGAATTATCGTACGGTGTAGAGATCGCTTTTCCGCCAACTACTTCAATCACACGCCGTTTTATTTTATCTTCCCATGATAAATCATCCTTCATTTCCGGTCCTGATTCGTCAAGAACTACTAACGTTTCATCGTCCTTCCAATTTCGGATACTCCTTGCCGCATAGATCGCAAGCCGGGGCAGTCCCTCACCGTCAATAGCAATCGCAATCCCAGTCCGTCCAAAACCAAGGACATTCCTTGTAATTCTTCTAATTGCGCCTTCGAGAGTTAGCCCATCAGTTGTCGCTTTTTCGATCATATACTCCAACGAGCTCGGTAGTTCAGCAACGATCGGATCACTATGAATTACACCCGATAACCCTCTCACTGTCGGTTGTACGATCTCCGGATAGCTCGCGCGCGTCTTGAAGGCTTTATAGGCTGCTGCCTCTTCCGTTGACGCCAGTAGCTTCATGCCTCCGGGTTTTGGCAGGTAGTCTTCATCGTCTTTTATTGCCGATCCGCCGGTCAATGCGTTTTGCATTTCCGTATACCACGGGTCAAAGACATCGAACGATGGGTGAGTGGCGTCAAGGTCTATTGTTGTCATGTTATTTTACTCCTATATAATTTCTTAACCGCTTTCTAAACGAGATTTTTTCTGTATAATCTGGGCAGTTTCCGTCTTTGTTTTTTACATGTGGGTCGCTTGGTGTATAATCTATTTGTTCACCGAGAACATAATCAAATTTACGCTTGATAATATGAACTCCGCACATCATGACACACCCCGCAATAATATGTTGGTAACTTTTGTATCCTTTACCGGTGTAAAATAGGTTTCGAAATACTCTTTTTCTTCTGTCCTAAATTGTGTGTTTACGTATTTCATTATTTCACTACCTCGTAAAACTCTTCACTGTAAAAAAATATTAGTTTTTTATTTAAAAGACCGTCCACCGTACAACTATACCAAAAATCTTCAATAGCAACGATGGTGTAATCCCTTCCATACCTGCTATTTTTTTGAGTGATTACGTCTCCGACTTTGAATTTCATATTTGTATCGTCCTTGCCTTCTCGCAATATGGCAATACCTCATACAAGGCCCATATTGAGCATGGTGTGCGGCCATGTCCTCCGTGTTCAAGTATTGAATTCATTATCATTTAATAATACCCCACCAGAGGAGCCACAACCCCCTCATACTTACGTTTGATCGGCCTCTCGTACACGACCGGATAAGTGCTCGCATCGTTCTGATGGTCGAAGTCAGATTTCTTGTCAGGCTGCCCGTTCTTGTCGTACGATTGCTGCTCAAAGCACTCTGCTACTCTCGGACATGCTGTGTCGTTAATGTGTAACCACCCGTCCTCGAAAGCCTTGTTTGCTGCGTTTATTCTGTCTTTTACTACAGGATTAGAACCTCTCACGCGAATAGTAAACCCAGCATTTTTAAGCAAAGAAATATCCGTTTCACTCGCCCCAACCGATTTTCGAGAACTCCCGCTCGCATCGGGATACACGATGATTCTGTGCTTATCTTCTTTTGTTTGATATTTATCTTGTAGTATTTTTATCATTGCTGGCGTGTCAAGTATATCTTTTAGTTCAGCGACAGCATGAAACCCGGTCGGCCTCTGGACGTAAATAGTCGCTGCCATATGGTCAATATTAAAGTCCATGCCGATCAACAACGGCTCCCGTTCTTTCATTACTTCTTTGCTGCCGTGCGTTTTCCTGTCGTAATTTCGATATACTGTTCCTGATGTTAGGTTGACGAACTTCCCATTCAAATATGCGTCTATTAGCTCTGCTGGGTACGCCTCTAACAGCGACGGGATGTAATCGTCAGGAAGATTTACAGCGTTATCGTAGGTGCTCGCTTGTATTAACCCATAGTTTTTTAGCAATTCAGGCTTCTTTTGAGGGTCGGAAACAAAAAGTTTGTACGTTTGCTTGAAACCTTCAGGAGTAGTTGTAACGTCAATTCCGTTCTTTAGTCCATCAACGTTGTACCTCATGCGTGCAATGATTTTACGCCATGCGAGCTGTGCTTTGTCTGTTGATAATACGTCCAGCTCGTCTATCATCGCGTGTCCTATTTTAAATCCGATAATGAATTGAGGGTTATCCATTGACCTACAAATGACTGTTGACCTAAGCTTATTTCCTTCTGATAAGTCTACTTCGTGGCTACCTATTCTAATGGCGACTGACAGCCCCATCATCATTGCCACTTCCTCTATCGTTTCGTAAAAGATGTCACGAATATGCGGATAAGTCGGAGCAAAGTATCCCTGGTTTATCCCCGGCCACTCATAAGCATGCTGACAAATCGCTAACGACCCGGAGTACGTTTTTGAACTATTATGATGGATTGTTCCATCTTTAGAAATATAATTATTATTTCCTGCAACATGGATATCCCAATATGATTCCTTGGCTTTCTGTTTTTCAATGCGTATAATGGTGGCATTGGATATACTTGTTGAATTATTTAAACATAAAGGGTAGGATTTTAGAGCATCGCCTCGTGATGGAAGGATACCTCGGTAGATATCTTTTAAAATCCGAGGTGATAGACCATATTGACGGTATTCAGATTCATAATGCCCCGTCAAATCTAAGGATTTTTGCCAATAATAAAGATCATCTTCAGGCGACCATATCCGGTCAAACTCCGAACTGGTCGCCTGAAGGCATTCAGCGGATGAGCTCAACTCATCTCCAACGGAAAGAGACTGGACGGATTGATACGTATTATGCCCGGTTAGTACGTGGTGATGTCCGCTTGCGTCAAATACTCCTTGCTTGGTTGTCACTCGATATAGATTCGCCATACCTTTTTGGAACCCGCCGCTGGTTGGTGCAAGCTGATATTTCTGATGTTTCTCGTTCCAACTTACAACTTCATCTCCAAAAACTAAATCGGAAATAGTTTTAAAACCATCTCGTGTGCGTAAAAGAGTATCTTTATGAACACATCCATACCCGCCCACGAACGCTCTGTATTTATGCGGCATTTGCAAAAACTGAGCTTGCGGCATGTTTATTTTAATTATTTGGTTCAATTACTTTCCAAGATATATCATGTTAGCTAACTCCTGCAATTTGAATGCTGCTTCTTCGCGAGTCGAGTTTATAGTTTCATTCTTTATAACCTCGTTATTTTGATGCCTGCCTTGTCGCATTTTTCAATGATACCGTTTAAAAAATCAACGAACGATTGAGCTTCTTCTCTGTAGTCTCCTATCGTTAAGCCATCGAATCCATATCCCTTTAGAATTGGATGTGGGTCATCCGTATATTGTTTTGCTACAAATCGTTCATTTTTAATTTTTATTACGTATTTTTGGCAGTCCATATTTTTATTCCTTACCTTCAATCCGTGCATCAATAGTCTGAAATATGATGTTCTTTGCGACCGGATTGTCTATTAGCACTTCTATCTTATCTTTTAATTCTACATATCCGCGCCCTTTTCCTTGGCATTTGAGGTAGAAGCAAATAGCGCCAAGATTGCTATCCTCTATAAGTGCCATGAGTTTATCTTCGGCTAAGTCAAGCTTGGCGTTCCGAACGTTATCGACAGTGATTTGAAGTCGCTCGCTTTCCTTTATCCTTAGATATATAGCCTGTGGAGTAACTCCGAGCGTTTTTGCGGCTTTACTTACAAACCCTCCGTTATTCGCTAACGCTTCCTCAATATGTTTAATACTTAAGCCCATTTGCACCCTTTTATATGTCAAGGTTTGT